CATCTGAGGATTACCGGTCATCTGCATAAACTGTAGCAGTCGTTGGCTACGCACTTCATTACGCATAAGACTTTCAGTGCCACGCGCCTTAACTTCTAAGTCACCAATAAATTCCTTATCAAAGTTGAACTGCATGTTGAATGCAAAGAGGCTCTTACCTAATGGTGATAATAAGTAGTCGTCGATGTTACGAACTACTGCTTTGATATTTTGTGCAGCAGCACCCATCAGCATACTCATACCAGACGCTGTACGCCCTACTCCACCAACAGCCCCTGAGCCGTGGGTATAAGATGGTATGCCAGTAGCCTCATCAGCAAGCTGTCGGCTCTTATCAAACATCATGAGTAGCTCTTGAGACACGTTTGGGAACTTTGTGCCAAAGATGGCCTGTCCAGGCGCACCGGCCTGTCTTCTAAAGACTTTTCCAGGGTATACAGACATATCCTGTCCAGGAACTAGGTTGGTTTCATCAACCTCTATCAATAGATTGCCCGATAAAGCCCCATTGTCTACGGCCATACGCATAAAGCCATTCATGAGCAGTTGTGTGTCAGTCATGTTCTCTGCAACGCCAATACCAAAGAAACTGTATGGATTTAGCTCGTATGGCACTGCTAAGTACGGAATACGGCTTGGAGTGAACGGATTTAGCACTAAACGTAGTATTTGGCCGTTACATACCCATATATTGACCTGAATTTCGTCTAATTTAGCTAATTTCTTAGGTATTTTAATATCAGCTTGTTCAGCCAATTCAGTGTCTAAAACACCCCAATATTCAAGAACTTCGTATCTTTCGATGTCAGAAGCTATGGAATCGTCCTCTAATGCATCCTCCCAGTACTCTCTTTGGTAGTCAGCACCGTATTCTAAGGCTAATTCTATGCTTTCTGACCTAAAATGAGGTCTTTTCTTTAAATTTCGTAGCTGAGAACGGTTTAAACGGTGTCTTTGGATGGAAAATTCAGATTCAGTCATGTTTCTAGCGTCTGGATCGGGATAAAAGTCCCAAATGCTTACATATTCCATCTTTGGAATGGTTTCAAAGAGTGGATCGTAGTTTCCTTCGCTATCCCAGCG